TAGTACCCGCGCCAAGAGGCTGAAAGTTAAACGAGATATTCCACAGACCTGCTGTTGTGCAAGTAAAGTAGATGTACGAGCCAATGCTGAACAAGTTTGTTGTTGCGCTTGCAGGAGTATACTTCAACAAAGTTTCACCCGAAGTAGACGTATCAAACACAACTGCGCTGCTTGTACGGCTTTCGATAACGCTGCCTGTTTCATAAGCATCACTACCCGCACAATCAAAGCTCAAGAAAGCAGTGCCGCCAGTAGTGTCTACTGACTGAGCGTGTACAACAACAACACCTGCTGTCGCTGCTGGCAGAGTAGTGATTTGCTGTGCGCCACCAGTGAATGGGTTGACGTTAATTCCAGCAACGTAAGTAACAGTGGCTCCTGTAGCTTTAGCAGTTACAGCTAGACCGTTTAGCGAGGGGTTTACACCACCAGACAAGATAGACCCAAGTACCGTAAGGTCGCCGCCTACAGAAGCGTTCGTTCCATATGTGGAATTTGTGGTATCCGTGCCCGTTGTGGCATTAGTTGTGATGTCTTGAAAGCCGTTTTGCGAACGCACTGGTCCGCTAAAAGTAGAATTACCCATGGGAATCTCCTGTCTGGGTTAAGTCAGCCGCCCAATGCGACTGTCAGGGATGCCCAAACAGTACAATAGATTTTTACAAAAAGAAAGAGGCGATCCGAAGACCGCCCCTGACTTGGGAAACCATCTTGTAGGGTGGCTACAAGACGTACCTAACTTTATGCGCCAGGTGAGCCAAACACACAACGTGGGTCACTAAAGCCAAAGCTATAACGCTCACGAGCTTTAAATCGCATGTTGCCTGTGTCGAAGTCGGCTTCCATGTTAGTTGCAAGAGCCATCCGCTCATAGTGGATAAGACCACGAGGAGCATCGGTTAGCAGGAAGAACGCGTCCGTATCAGTCAGGAAGTCGTTGACGGCATAACCATCAGGCAACATACCCATTGAGCGAAGTGCGTTTGTGTCGTTGTCAGAAGTTCCGACGCGGAGGTTAGAAACCATCAAACGCTCTGCAACGAATTGCAGTTGACGTGGGATAATAAGTTTCAAACCGCGTAGAGCGACCTTCAAACCACGTTCGTCAACAAAACCAGCGATGTTGATCAAAGCGTCTTCCAAGGAAGTTTCGTTCAGATCAGCAGCAGTTGATGGTTCGTTGGCGAAAGTGCCACCGTTTGTAAGCGGGTGATCAGCAGCGCAAAGTGCAACACCGTCTCCGCCAGCAGATGCACCAGCGGTGAACGCATTGTTCAGTACCGCAGCGGCCTTAACCTGCTTAGTGTGGGCCATCGAACGAGCAAGGGCGCGTGTGTAACGACTGCCGAGGCGGTCATACAAGTTGTCCTCGATTGCTTCCTCAGTAATTGAGAACGCAAGTGCGATGGTTTCGTGGTTGTACCGAGCAGTGAATGCTTCACCCGCGTCGTCGAAGTTGACGGCGGAGCCTTCCGATTTAGTCGGCGCAGCGCCGAACCCGGATAGCATAACTTCTTCCTCGAATGCTCTATCTGAGGACTCAGTACTATAGATTTCGGAGTGCTGATTTTCGTAACGATCATACTCCATTCCAAACAAGGCGTTGAGACCTGGTTCAAGCTCTTTCGCTAGTTGTGCGCGTGAAATAGCCATGTTTTAGACCTCCTTATACGCCGGTCGTAGAAACAGTACCCGCTGCAATGGAGCCAGTAGGCGCATTGAAGTGGTTGTTTATACGAACGATTAGTGGAATACCAGCAGCAGTGAAGTCAGCATTGTCGGGGTCATTTTGGACACCCATAATGCGTAGAGCCAATGTGTTGGTAGCTGCGATTGTGTTCAGATCCGCTGTAGCAGAAGACATGCCAGTAGAAGTAGATCCACTGTTGCCTGTTGCAAACGCGATGTTCGCAAATACGGCAGCACGAATTTCCGTTTCAGTGTTGGCCGCAGCCACTACGTTAGACGTAGCAATTGTGAACAACTGATTTGGGTCATCATACAAAAAGGCTTTGACAGGGAATGTAGAATCCGCGCCTGATCCAGGCCAAAAATTGCCGAAGACCGTTTCACCAGTAGTCGAAGAGACATACTCACATCCGCCGAAAACACCCACGATTGATACGTTACCACCGGCCGCAGCCTGTAGATCGTCAATCACACCACCAGCTAACGGGATAACCGCCATGCCGCTGAAGATTGGGTTGCTGTTGTCGGACGCAATTCTGTACTCAGTCATACCGGTCGAGTTGGTCGCTTGACCAATCTTACCAATGGGTTTTAGCCCAAAGGAACCATTAGAATTTGCCATTATAGCACCTCAAGTTACTCGGAGTCTCTTGGTGATCCTCCGAAAGTTACACGACTTTGCCTATTATTACTAATCGGCATCGAAGGATGTTGATCCTTCATTAAGTCCTGATCGACAGCAACCATCTGTTCTCGGGTCCGGGTCCCGTAATACGCGGCTCTTTCATTGGCGGTCTCGACAGGCATTCGACACAACATCAGTCCACCTTGTCCTATGACGCCTTGATACCTGCCATCATCGATGACTGGGGCTTCATAGTCTGGATACTCGTCTTTACGGACAGGCTCCCATCCTTCTCGTAGTTTGGCATGGACATTCATTTTGTCCTCCTCACCACGCATGGCAACTCTAATCCAACGATGCACAAAGCCTACAGGGGGCTCTGGCGCTTCAAGGTGACTGGGCGGTGCCCAGGGTTTTCTGCGCGATTCTGTTTCGCGGGATGCGCTTTTACGCGCGGTTCTTGTATCTGTCATTGCTTAATCCTTCACATACTTAGCGTACTGTTCAAGAGGGACACCGAGCTTCTTCGCTATTGCGACTTGTGAATGCGTCAGCTTGACCGACCTGCGCCCCTGTTTGGTGTTGCGGGATGCGGAGTTACCAGCGGATGCGACCTGGTTACCTCCTCCCGATTTCTTAGTCGTAAACTTCTGAGGAAATTCCGTCCGAAGCCTGCGATCAATTTCACTATAGTAGTCTTCTGTCTGCGGGTCAAACCCTTCTTCTTCCACCAACCTTCGGTGGAATGTAAACGCAGCTTGGGTCATGATCTCGTCTTCCCCAAACCATTCGTTTTTCTCGGCCCAACCTTCGGCCCTAGGATCTGCTTTTCTAGGGGCCTGTTGCACCGGTTGGCTCTGGGTCTGTTGTTGAGCAACCTGTTGACGCTCAACAGCCACCTTTTGCTGTTGATCCACTCTCTGCTTTGCCGAAGCATACTTTTGTTTGTCCACGGCGATTTGAGTGAGTTGTTCTTGAGCGGCCAGTAACCCATCAGAATCTCCCGCATCATACGAGTTTTTATACGCGTTCTTTGCGGCCTGTTCTTGATGACCCAAACGATTGCCATACTCACTGAGATACCCAGTATCCACTTGTTGGACTCGGGACTTCAGTTGGTTGTTCTCGTTTAGAAGTTGTTGCGCTACCCGTACCGCTTCTTCACGATCGCGTTCCGCATTCTTATTACGCTCAGTTAATTTCTTAATTCGTTTCTGAACGTTTTTGCTATAATCCTGTAGCTCTCCGTCGTCGCTGTCACTAGCGACGGCAACTCTTTCTTTAGAGCTACTATCATCCGAGCTACTATCAGGCGTTGAAGTGTCATCGCCCTCTGTCTCTACAATGATTTCTTGTTCTTCTTCAGACATTTAATTCTCCAATTCCTAAACGTGCTTAACGTCATCTGGTTCAAGTAGTGTTGCGATCACCTCATCGTCGTTAATGATGCGAACTTCACCACCGTCAATCTTAAAGCGGGAGCCGGAGTACCTACCTATGCAGACCCACTGGCCGGCTTCACACCAAGGTGTGGGTTCTGGGCCAAACTTGTCAGGATCTTTATAGGCAAGAGGCCCTAACCGTAAAACGTAGCTAACCACAGTAGCAACAGATTCCCGCTCACGCACCTCGTCAGGTATATAAAGACCAGATGCGGTCTTAGATTTACCTTGGTACGGCATAACAAGAATCCGCCAACCCGTTGGTTGCGGAAGTCTTTCGATTAAAGATTTGTCTATGAGTGAAGGGTCTAAGACCCTGGCGTCAACATATGCGCTCTCAACAGAGGAATCATCAGAGGCTTCCGCCTTGCGATCCTTGTTCATTTTCTGCGCGACATGGTCAGGAAGATATAATTTCTTCGACATGATCTGCGTTATTCTCCAGCAGGGCCCTGATTTCAGTCCTAGTGAAAGAGAGGCCCCGTATCTCTCCCACCATCATCTTATATGTTTCCCAATCTTTGGCATTGCCTTGGGAAAGAGACTCGGCTATTTCTAGCTCGCGTTTCTCCAACAACCTATACATATGTTTTGCGAAGTCAACAACATCCATTATAGGATGTCCCTATAAGATTCTTGTGATTCATTTGTGATTGGACCACCTTGAGACCAACTGTCACAAACATATTCCGTAGTCATTCGTTAGTCTCCTCGGTGTCGTTGTATATGTTGTCAAAGATGCGGTTAACATCCAACGTATAATCTAAATCAGACTTGGAGTAGTGTATATTCTGTGACGGACGGAAGTCAGGGGCGCCTTCCCCTGTAGCAAACCACGCCGGATGTGTGACACGAACACGGTTATTAGGCAATGCTACAATGTTACCCGTGTATTCGCCGGCATCTAACAACTCTAGCACATGGCTTTGTTTGTGCTGCGCGGGGTCGTCTGCTATTTCGCTGTCTGTGTAATCTACAGTAAACATATATTTAGCCGGATAGAACTCGCTTCCTACCTTCGCAAGCCATGGGCAAGGGGTAGCTCTGTCCATTTGATAAACAGCATGCGTATGAGAAGAACAGTCCCAAGGCTGTGCCTCATGCACGGGCATGGGTATGGGCCACTCCTCATAGGGAGTATCCGCTACCAACGCTGTTATAGGCATTCTTGCCCACATGGCGCCACCATGCACATTAGGTTCGTCCTCTAGCTCTGCTTCACAACCGGTGAAGATAACTTGAAAACTTAAACACCTGTTAGGCATGGTGGTGACAGCAATAGCCATCGCATGTAGAAACTCTCCGTGGTACGCAGTATGATTGTGTGTGTACTCACGCCGCACCCAACATTTAAAATGCGGGATGTTACTTTGTAGATATGGCATTAATAAGTTTTACCCCTATTTGGATTATCTCTTACGTCTCCACGACGTAGTTCTACCAAGCCGCCGTTAGCCATGCCTTTAGGCTTGACCCTGCCACCACGGGCATAACCCTTGGACATTACCTTGCCGCCTTTAGCCATTCCTTTGGGTTTAACCATGCCGCCTTTAGCCATTCCTTTGGGTTTAACCATGCCGCCTTTAGCCATTCCTTTGGGTTTAACCATTCCACCTTTAGCCATTCCTTTGGGTTTAACCATGCCGCCACCCTTCATCATCTGAAAGTCTGCGCCGGAGATTTCCCCGTCTTTATTCTTGTCAAGTTTTGTTTGTTTACCTGTAAGTGCCATACTGTGTCTCCTAGACCATAAGTTCAAAGTGGGGGCCGTCTATAAAAGGACGACGGTTTTGGGTTCTGCGGGTGTCAATATACTCATTCATGGCGTCTTCCATAGTTCCTTGAAACTGAGCTACGTTTGATATATGCCATGCCGCACCCCACCTGACAGGCACGTCAACCGCACGAGCCGCTTCAGCCATAGCGTCTGCGATATCATCATACAAATTCAATTCCCAAGACGCCCTAGAGCCGCAGTAGGCCATTAGGTCAACGGCATACCCTTGAAGGTGCTTAGATTTCATTGTCTGTGATGCGCCCTTGGCAACAAGATCTTGCTGTTCCTCCAAGGTTCTCATCCCACAAATCACACCGAAGTCAACCTTAGTGCTGTGAATTGCCGCTTTAACTACAGCAACAAGGCGTGGGTCTACGCCAATAAGCCTGTCTAGGCTGCGGGTTGATAGTTTAAAAGTCATTTTTGTATCCTTACGCTTAAACAAGCTACGATCATGTTAGTGTTTGTAACTAAAATCTCGGCCCTCTGCCTATACTGTTCACATACCGTTCTACTATCAAAGCTGTCTAATTGATAGTATTGTAATGGCATCCCCGTCATCAACTGTATCCAAACCAACACCCACATTACTTAGCTTTAGTTTTTTTAGGTTTATTTTTAGAGCCTTTGGGTCGTCCGCGTTTGGACGGGGCCTTCTTTCCCATCAACAGTGACCACCAATAAGAAGACAATAACCATTTCATTTTGTAAACTCCTTACTTAGTTAACCCAGATTTCTTCTCATAGGTTCTTAAACCGCCAATCCCAAGCATGCCTAGCAACACTGTCATCAAGCTACCCATGTCAAACTCAGGCAGCGGTGGTATTGTTACACCCGAAATAGTCACGATAAATATAATCAGTGGGCAAAGGATGAAGTGGTACAGTAAAGCAAATCCACAGATCCATCCAACAAAAGGTCGCCATCCGCCCTTGAACAAGCTACCAGAAGCAGCTTCAGCTTTGTTAATCTCCAACTGAGCAAGCAATGCCTGTTGCGCGTGGGTGTCCGACATCGTAGCAATCTCATGTGCCAGCTTGGCTTTCATGTCAGAGTCAGGAATAACCTTATCAAGAATGCTACTTACAGGGCCAATGAGGCTTGCGATTAAACTCATTTCTTTTTCTTCAACACTGTCTTTAATGTTTTAGCTTGACCAGCATGTAGCTTGGATGCTTTCTTTAAACCCTTTATAACTTTTTTAATTTTCTTGTCAGACATTATCTATCCCCCTGTTCTTTTTCATAACTTATAGAAGCCTTTTTATCTGCTTTGGCTGAATAGGCATTGAAGCCCATAAATGCTGCCACGACACCGCTGGCTGCAATAACATACACGGATGCGATGTCTGTTATAAGCGTAGCCGCTTTATCAAAACCTAACACAGACGCCAGCAAGATAATAAACGGATAGACCAGCATTCCCATTAAAGCCAAGCCTGTGAACCTGCGCTCTGCGTTGCGCTTTAAATCTTGGTCTGCAATTTCAAGCTTGCGATCCTCAAGTTCAAGTTTATTCCACATAGTTCGGAACTCTGCACGATCGATGCTTCCGTTAGAATCCAAGTCTGCTTTATCGAACTCTGTCATGTTTGGCTCTCCAAAGTTTTGCGAAGCCAATCGCAATATTCTTATCTCGGGTTATTATGACTATTTTACCTAATTTGTCTACAACGACCCACTTACGCCTGTACTCTAAAAGGAACACTCACCATTTGCCCTGCTTGGCACCAATAACATATACCACAACGAACAAGATTCCCGCGCCTGCAAAGCAGGCCAGCAGCCCAATGGTCCAGTTAATGCAACTGTCAACAAACTCTTGTTGCTTGTATACGGCTTCTCTTTGAGCCTTGCGCTGTTGCGCCTCAATTCTGACAATTTCTTTCCAAGCCGAGGGCCCATAGGTCCAAGAAATATGGGCTCTTAGCTCTTCACGCATCTCAGCCATTTTCTGTTTCTTAGTCCAGATGTCCAACGCCGAAGCCTGTGTGTCGGAAAACATCTTATACATTGGTGGCTTCTTGGCTTGCTCGTCAAGAAAGTCCATGTCGGAGACAGCCTTAGACCACTGGGAAAGTGTGCTTCCCATTGACGTAATGTCTTTTCCAACCGCAATCGCTTTCTTTAAACCTGAGAATGCTACACTTGCCGCAGAGAACGCTGTAATAGGATCAATCATTCGACGCTGCCTTTATGATTAGTATCAGCCCCTGCGGTTCATTCCTTGACGCTGCACCTCAATCCGCTCACGATTTACATCGTTGCGGTTTCCAGCAATGTCTTCCGAACTTTCAATACGAGCGGCATCTGTTACAGCACGTTGCTCCATCTTAGCAGCTTCTAACAATAACTCAGACTTGTCAGTGCTGGCCTTGCGGTCAGCGTCTTGCTTCTTGATCTGCAACTCTTGCATGCGGATCTGGACCAATGGGTCTGCCATCGCGTCCTGTCCTGGTGGAATAAGGTCGGCTAATGTTTCCTGCATAATCTCTAGCTGTTGGATAGCAACAAGCTTTTCCATCTCAGCAGGGTTCTGCATGTTCTGTTGTACTTCCGCGATCTGTTGTTGCGCCGCAGCCGGATCCACAGCACCCATCTGAATCTGTTGTTGTACCTTTGTAATCAAGTTTTCAATCTCTTGAGTTACTGTCAGACGTGCCTTCATACCAATATGCTCTAGTAGGTGAGCATAAAACGTTCCCATAACCTGTGGGGAAGTCGTAACCAACGGTGTCTTCATAAACATCACATGTATCTTAATGTGCGCGTCATGGTCTTGGTCAGGGAATGACTGTAGCAATTCACCCATCAACGCCCGAGCATTCTCTAATGCTGGGTCTAACGGTTGAGGTTGCGGAGGTGGTGGAAGTATCTCATCAATGTTCTGCACTTCTAGCGCCATATACATACGGCGATACGCTGCATGCAGGTTGTGCATCTGTGGGTTAGACTGAGCCAACTGCAACTGTGTCTGTGCTAGAGTAACGCGTTGGGCCATCGAGAAGATGTTCGGGTCGCTCACAGGAATGATATCAACACGGCCGTCAAAGTCTGTCGCCATGATAGTACGTTCAGCGCCGGCCACGTCGTATGGATATTCCTGCGGTAAGTTATCGGCGAATGTCCGCGCTAGAATACGGAACTCTGTTTTCTGAGCGTAATGCAACCGCTTATGGATTGCAGACATCACCTTCATGCCCCGCTCCAGCATAGCCATCGTAGTGCCTACCGGAGTTTCTTGGTTCATGTTGTTGGTCTGTTCATCAGCCAACGAAACGAAACGGCGCCCACCCTCGATCAACGCGCCCAGTAACTGGGCTAGTGTTGCTGAAGGTTCTTTGTATGGCAGCGGAATAATAGAATCCCGAATGTTGCCCCCAGGAGCGTCAATGTCCCGCCATTCTCCAGGTTGTAAAGGCTCGTCATCATTACGAACCTTTACGCCCCGAGCCTTGAAACCCGCTGGGAGGTTAGCGAGTGTTCCGGCATCGATCAACTGGCGTAGGATACTGGTAGCTGCACGACCTAATCCACCAATCATGTGGATCAAACCAAAGCCATAAAAACCTAGCCCAGGCATAAACTTGTAGTGGACAAAGTACTGGCGCTTCTTAGCTAAGTCAGTGCCTTCATCATAATTCCTACGGACAGAAAGAATGTCCCCAGATGCTTCATCTAAAGTAACGATGTACGGTAGCTGAATCCCTGTAGGCTCTCCGTCAGGTGACATGTCCTCGAAACCCTCAAGGTCCAAATCAACATGCATCTCCAACAAAGTGTACACTTCATCCGTATACGTCTTGGATATCCCTTGGATCTCGTCAACCTTCTGACGAACCTCATCCGCTTCGGCATCTCCAACCTTTAATTCTATATCGCGATAGAAACCTGCAACCTGCATCTTGCGAATCTGGTTGTAGTCCATGCGTAAAACATGCGTCACACGAGATGCTGTGTTCAAATCAGATGCTGAGTAAGGAACAACAAGATCCTGCGCCGGTATAAACTTAGATACCGAACGCTGCTTGGCCTCATCGAAGTAAACTTTTTTGAATGTCGAACCAGACAGCGGTAAATAAAACAACAGTTGATCCATATCCGGATCGTATTCGTCCATCACTTCCATGATCTGGTAGTTCATGTACGTCTTTACACGGTGCGCTTGCGCTTCTCGGTCTGCATCCTGCTTACCAAGCACCTGAGTCTGCACTGGCCCACCGGCCGGTAATAGCTCCTTGTAGGCTTGTGCTTGGAATTGGGTCACACTCTCCGCTATAAGTGGGTGCGTGACACCAGAGGCCCCTTGGAATGGCTCTGAGCGTTCTATCTGTCGGATGCCAAGCTGATCTAAACCTTTGGTGTAGGATTCTTCCCAGTCGGAACGTGAATCTTGGTCTTCTTCGTAGGATGATCTAAGCTCAGAGGACAGTTCCCCCATGTAGCCGTCATCCAAGAACTCTGCGAGGTTAGCCTCATGCTCCATAGGAGCTTGGGCCTCTGCCTCTTCTATCATGTCCTCAATAGACTGGACCGTGGCCGAACCGTCTGCATTCTGAATAACTTCAGCGCCCGAAGAGAAATCTTCCGGCATGTCCATGGCAACTTCTACCGCAGGTAGCATGTCATCTGGTCCGCCTTGCATGGCGCCGTTGTCTACAAGTGAGCCCATTGGGCTAGGTGGCAAGGCCATTAATAATACTCCCGTTTCCGCGGAACAAAGTCTTCTCCGCTATCCTCACCTTCAAGTGATATAAAACCACCTTGGCGAAAACGCATTAGTGCTAGTGTCATGCTATCACAATAGTCGTCATGATCTCCATTAGGAAATGACACCACTTCTTCTATAACCTCATCCGCGAACTTTTTGTCCGACGGAGCCCATACAACACCAGCTTCAAATAATGGCGCTACCATGTGCATTCGAGTCACCTTATCACGACCTTTGCCCGGTGAGAACCCTAATGCTGGTATTCCTCGCTGTCGTAACTCGTCAATCAACGGCTGTCCGCTGGCTTTGGCCTCAACAATCACCATGTCAGGGTCCCAATAGTCATGTTCTTCGTAGGCTTTTTCCTTTAACTCAGGGAAATTCCACCTACCTCGCTGTGCATCTAGCAAAACAACGTTGTCCGGTCCACCATCTACAGGTTTAAACACACCCCACGTCGTAATAGCTGAGTAATCCGCAGTTTCTTTCTTGGAAAACGCCGTGTCATACGCCTGTAGTATGTAATCAAGCCGCGGAATCTCTTCTTCTTCCCACAGTTTCCACCACTCGCGCTTGATAATGGACGAGCCCGACGATGTCGGCTCCTGTTGCCACTGCGCGGACCACTTACCTACAGGTAAAGAAGCTTTAATGCTTAATAGGGCGTCTTTTTCCCAGAACTCCGGCCATAATGGCTTTCCGCTGGGTAAAATTGCAGGAAACTCCACCACTTCCCACTGATCAGACATGATATCACTGCCCTGCTGGGCCAGTAATCTGCCTGTCAAGTCTTTTTTACCCCAACGAGTCATAACTATTATGATCGAACCGCCAGGTTGTAGACGCTGACGGGGTCCAGAGGTGTACCATTCGTATGCGTGGTCGAATGCAGTCTCGCTTAACGCATCTTGTTCCGAATGAGGGTCGTCAATAACGAGTAAATCCGCTCCACGTCCAGTGATAGCCGCGCCAACACCCGCAGCAAAGTACTCTGCGCCCTTGTCAGTGCCCCATTTACCCGCACCCTTATTGTCTTCCTTGAGGTTGGTCTCTGGAAATATCTCTTTATACGCTGGATCATCGATTAAATCCCTTACTTTTCTACCAAAACGCACCGCAAGCTCTGTGTTGTGCGTAGCTTGTATGATCTTTAGCTTTGGATTACGGCCCAAAAACCAAGCCGGCATCAGGTAACTAGCAAACTCAGACTTAGAATGTCGAGGTGGCATGTTGATTATCAGGCGTTTACACTCTCCACGAGCAACCGCCTCAAGCTTTTTAGCTATAACACGGTGATGAGCGCCCTCAATAAAGTTCTCATAGACGTGGTGAGCGAACGGCATGAAGTGATCGTATGCTCGTTCTTGAAGATCTAGGCGATTCTTAGCCTCCGTCAGCGCCAAAATCTCTTTCAGCGCCTCCTCGGGTAGTGCCTGTAAATTCATGCTCTACGCCTTGATCCATACTCTGGGTTCTTGTTCGTTTGATAGTAAGCCCCACCCGTTGGGCGAACCTTCTCAGGCAAGGAATCTATCTGTTGACATACAAACTGGCCCTTAATCATTACCTTCTGGTATCCGTCTGGGCACTCAAAGTCATCTTCTAGCGGAACTAACTCGTCGCCATCGTCATCATCACTGTCAATGTCAATTGGATCAAGATCGATTGTTGCTCCACCATCGTCGTCTCCGACATCTTCATCGACTTCAACTGTGATGCCTTTATCGTCGTCATCATCGTTGTCGGTCTCAACTACCGTCGTTGGCCCAAGCACAGTTGTATCAACTGGTGTATCGACCACCACTGGTGTTCGGACAGGAACTTCTACTTCAGTAGCTACAGTCTGGTCAGTAATAAGGGGTGGCTTGTTAGGCGGCATGTTGATTGTTTCGGACGTGTCTACTGGAACCTCTACTTCTACAGCAACATCAGTGTCTACGGGGGTATCCACCTCTGTTCTAGTTGCTGTGCCCTCAATGGTGTCATCTACCGCAGGAAGAGGATCTGTTGTAACCACCGAGTTCTCCGCGTCTAGTACTTCTCCTGTAAGACCGCCTATCTCCCC